CCTACGTTCCCCGAGCTGTCGATGCGCATGCGCTCCGCCGTGTTGGTTCCAAAGGTCATGTATTGCGCCGAATTCTTCCCGACCATGGTGATGTTTGAGTTATAAGTCTCCCCGCTCTGGAGACGAAGGTCCGTATTGGTGTTATTCGTGTCGCTCTCGTTCGCCAACACACCGAGGGCACCAGCACTCTTAATGTACATGAGCTCGTTGTCAGTGTTGTCAGCCTGTCCACCGAGGCGCAGATGGCCATCGACGTGGAGGCCACTCGTCCCAACGTCCGAGGAGTCCGGTTGCAGGCCGATGCCCGCCATGGCTGTCGTGACGAAGGCGGTGGAGGCGTTTTGAAACAGGAGGGTGTCGTAGGCAAGGTTTGAAATGTTTGTGACGTTTTCCAAACCGTACGCCGGTGTGATTTCAATTGCACCGAGGGTGAGTCTGTGGGCACTCACGTTCCCCTCCACGGTGAGAACGTTCGACGCCGTGTCGTGGACGTATAGGTTAGAGCCGACGCTGAAATTGTGTTGGGGCGCGGTATTCACGATCCCGACGTTCGAGGTCGTGACGAAACCGGTGGTGACGTTGTTAAACTCGAGGGCAATGCTCGTCGTGTTTCCGATTTCCGTAATACCCTGCAGGGTTTGGGTGATGTTACTCAACAAACCCCCATCGCCAAAGAATATCGAGGCTGTGACGTTTCCGGCGACGTTCACGTTCCCCGTTTGCACGTCTATTCCGGTGACTGCGTTCGTGAGGATGAGGGTCTGATCGGTGTCCGCGCCGTTTTCAGTCACCGATTGAAGGTCGGTCACGAGGTTGCTGAGCAATCCCCCGTCGCCCTTAAAAAAAGACGCCTCGATGTCCCCAAAGACGTTCATGTTGAGGACGTTCGCGGTGTCCATGGTGATTTCGGAATCGGACGACGCGTTCATGGTGTGCCCGAACCGGAGACTGTCCGTGGCTTCGTCGAAATACACGATCACGTTCGAATTCGACGTGGACCCGAGATTTCGAGAGAATAAGATGCCAGTGTTGCTCGTCGATGCATTGTTCGTCGACAACTCCAGGATTCGCTTCAACTGGAGATTCCCCTCTGGAATCTCCACCTCCCCGGAGAAGGTCTGAAGATTTGTCGCCATCTATACTGTACATGAGGAAAAAAAGAGATAAAAAAATTACAACCACACCATATAGGCGATGCTGTGTTTCCGGGTGGAGAATGAAATTTCACCGGGTCGGAAATCCATCCATTGGAGTGGTGAGAAATACATCACGTACACATCCGTGGAGGGATGGAAAAAAGTTTTTAATGTATGAAACCTTCGACAAGGATTGGAATCCCACCGGAGAGGAGAAACAAATTTTCGGTGAGACCCTCGATGCGCACTCACCCGCCCGTGCTGTTACAGGTCAACAAACGTCTGTTTGTCGTTTTCTGTGGTAAGTCTCCGTTTAAAGATCAGGTGGAGTGCGTCCCTCCGGGACACGGGTGAATTTTACGAGGGGTTCGTGCACTCCTCCCACGGTGGGGTGGAGTTGGCACACCTCGTAAAATTAACGAAAAAATTGGAGATGTCCTCGGTGTCCGAACCGGTGACGTTCGACAGGGGCGATCCCGTGAGAGATTCCGCTGTCCCAGTGGACGGAGGGTGATGACGTGTACCTCACGGCCACGGTTGGTGAAAAGTGTGTGATGGCGTCGTTCGAAGAAAAAACGAACGTGGTCAGTAATAGAAAGTCTTCACCGTCGTCGTCCCCTCCGTGATGGTCTCCACCTGACCCTCCGCACTGGACGTCATGTATTCCACGGAGAGGGAATAACTGTAATCCGTCGTCCCCACCTGGGTGGGTTCTATGATCACCTTGGTCGGGGTCGTCACCACCGTCGAGGACCACGGGTAGTCGTTATCCTCGAACCCAAACTTGTTGAAGGTGCCGACTTGAATGTCTTTGGCCGTGCCTCCACCAGGTTTCTTCCCCCCCTGTACCTCGAGGACGAGGGTGCTCACGTTGGAGTAGCCCTCCGTGAGCTGGGCGATGATTTTCGAATAGAACACATTCGAGGAGAATTCGATGCCGACGTTGGAGTTCGTCATCGTACCGGCGTGTCCGTACCTCTTGTATGGAACTGTGTCCACGCACGCCACCGTGCCACCGTAGACCACTGAATTGTTACTGACTGTGATGTTGGAGTCAAAGGTGGGATCGAGGAGAATCGCGTTCACGTTAGATTCCAAGATGGATATGTTCGCGACATTTCCCAAATATTGACCATCCCCGTGAAACGCGAGCGCTTCGACGTTTCCGGTGGCCACCAAACCAGTGGTCGCGTTCGTCAACTGCAGTGTATTCGACGACGTGTTCCCGGTGTCGACGACTTGGGTCAGGGTTTGGAGTTTTGTCAATAAATTCGAGGGCGCGATCTTTTTCAAGTCGTTATTCGTGTCGTTCACGTACACGAACGAGGGTGCCGTGGTCTTGACGACCGCATTCGGGATATCGTTCGAACGCCCGACACCGGTGACGAACACCACGCCGTTTGTGGCGTGGGACTTCATGCAAATCCCGACGTTTTGAATCAGATCGGGTGACGTAACGTCGTACGGTTTCACGTTGGAGATGCCCCCCGGAACGGTGTTCGATACGTATATGGTCTCACCTTCGACGAACCCGGGTGTGGGTACGCCTTTCACCTTCCCGTAGGCCACGACCACACCCTCGTTGCCGGTGGTGATTGTTTCGTACACGAGACCGATGGTGGGCATCTTCGAAGTCGTGTTGGCTTGGGCGTATGCCACGTTTGCGACGTTGGCGTTGTGACTGTCAGTAATGTACACAGCCTTTCCTTTCGTGAGGTCGCTACCGGTTCCGTTGAACACCTTGATGAAATTGTGAATGGAATATTCGTTCACCCAGTTGACGCCATTGTACACGAGACTTTGGTCCGCGACCTCGCTCGTCAACGTGACGTTGGACAACTGACCGAGTTTAATTTCAACGTTGGACACCAGATCGGTGGAGATGGCGGTGTGGGTGTTATTGAATTCCGTCGTGTACGGCGTTGTGTTTCCGTTGAGAGTCACCTGTTCGAGATTACTCGCGAGGTTTGATAAAAACCCACCGTCCCCGAAGTACGCCACCGCGTTGGCCGTGCCGTTGATTTCGAGGACGTTCGAACCGGTGGGGGTCGTGCCCGCCACGGACAGTTTATACCCCAGACTGATGTCACCGGTGAGTCTGCTCGCCACCAAGGTATCGTCCCTCCAGTTCCCAGAGTTGACGTCGGGGTCTCTGACGGTGAGGTAAAAATTATTCGAATCGTTCCTCCCAATGCCCACGTAGGCGTTGGAATCGTCTGCAAAGATGATCGTGGAATGACCCCCATCGGTGTCGTTGAGGTAAATGTCTGGCTCCACCGAGTCTATCCGGAGCGCCCCCACGCCATCGTTGAGGGAACTCGCCGTCAATTGAAGGGGTGGTGTGGTGGCGTTCAGGCTATCGAAACTGAGGGTTTGGAGACCCTGAATCGTGAACACGTTGAGGGTGGCGCAGTTGGCGTCTCCGCGAATGTCCAATTCATACGCCGGGGATGTCGTCAAAATCCCAACCCGATCCGTGGTGGAGTCCACGTGCAGGGTCGTCGTGTCCACGGTGAAATCTCCGGAGACGTCTCCGGAGGTGGCTGTGAGGGCGCCGACGTTGGCCGTCCCGTGAACATCGAGAGAGAACCCGGGAGAAGTTGTGAGCACACCCACCCTATCGGCGGCGCTATCGACGAAGAGGGTGTTCGTGTCCACGGTGAAGTCTCCGGAGACGTCCCCGGAGGTCGCCGTGAGCGCCCCAACGTTGGCCGTGCCGTGCACATCGAGGGCGTACGCCGGGGAGGTTGTCAAAATACCAACCCTGTCGGTGCCCGAGTCCACGTGGAACGTGTTCGTATCGACCGTGAAATCACCGGAGACATCTCCCGAGGTCGCCGTGAGGGTCCCAACATTTGCAGTGCCGTGAACATCGAGGGAGTAACCCGGTGACGTCGTCAACACACCCACCCTATCCGTGGCAGTGTCGACGTGGAACGTGGTCGTATCGACCGTGAAATCACCGGAGACATCTCCGGAGGTCGCCGTGAGCGCCCCAACGTTGGCCGTGCCGTGAACGTCCAGGGAGTATCCGGGTGAGGTTGTCAAAATCCCAACCCTGTCGGTACCCGAGTCCACGTGCAGGGTCGTCGTGTCCACGGTGAAGTCTCCGGAGACATCCCCCGAGGTGGCCGTGAGCGCACCAACATTTGCACTACCGTGGACGTCGAGGGAGTATCCCGGTGAAGTTGTCAAAATCCCAACCCGATCCGTGGTGGAGTCCACGTGGAAGGTCGTGGTGTCCACGGTGAAGTCTCCGGAGACGTCCCCGGAGGTGGCCGTGAGGGTCCCAACATTTGCGGTGCCGTGGACGTCGAGACCCGTGGACGTGACGTCCCCGTACACGTGCACGGAGAGGCTATTGGATACATCCGGGACGATATCACTCGAACTCGGATCACTGAGGGTGTGTCCAATCATGAATTCCGCCTCGTTTCCCCGGTAACCCACGGCGACGTTGGAACTCGGTCGTGTCATGATGATCCCCATGTCGAGGGTATCGGAGGTATTGTTATTGGCCAACTCGATGATTGGATCATCCACTATGGTGTTCACGGTGGACAATTGGGTGAACGTGCCATCGACGCGGAGGTTACCGGAGAGCGTCACGTCTCCATCGACCGTGAGGGTGGACGACCCAAACGTCAATTCGGCGTCGTCGACGAGTTCATTGTTTGCGCCGACAAACACCAACCTCCCCGGTGTGAGGTCGGTGAGGACGAGGTTGTTACTGACGGTGATATTTGAGGTGAACACCGGATCGAGAACATCCGCCTTCACTGTTTCAAGCGTCGTCACCCTGGACGCGTTATCGGCTAAATCAGACTCCAATACGGTCACCCTCGACGCGTTATCGGCTAAATCAGACTCCAGTACGGTCACTCTCGAGGCGTTATCGGCTAAATCAGACTCCAGTACGGTCACTCTCGAGGCGTTATCGGCTAAATCAGACTCCAACACGGTCACCCTCGAGGCGTTATCGGCTAAATCAGACTCCAGTACGGTCACTCTCGAGGCGTTATCGGATAAATCCGACTCCAACGTTGACACATCACTCTCGAGGGTTGTCACACGTGACGCGTTATCTGCTAAATCCGACTCCAATACGGTCACCCTCGAGGCGTTATCTGCTAAATCCGACTCCAACACGGTCACCCGGGACGCGTTATCAGAGAGGTCCGTTTCGAGCGTTGTCACCCGGGACGCGTTGTCAGAGAGGTCGGTCTCGAGGGTGGTGACTCGAGAATTGTTGTCTGAGAGGTCGGTCTCGAGGATCGTGACTCGAGAGGCGTTATCGGAGAGGTCGGTTTCGAGCGTTGTCACCCGGGAGGCGTTATCGGAGAGGTCGGTTTCGAGGGTCGTGACTCGAGAATTGTTGTCTGAGAGGTCGGTTTCGAGGGTCGTGATTCGAGAGGCGTTATCTGAGAGGTCGGTTTCGAGCGTTGTCACCCGGGACGCGTTGTCTGAGAGGTCGGTCTCGAGGGTTGTCACCCGGGACGCGTTGTCTGAGAGGTCGGTTTCGAGGATTGTCACCCGGGAGGCGTTGTCAGAGAGGTCGGTCTCGAGGGTCGTGACTCGTGAGGCGTTATCTGAAAGGTCGGTTTCGAGGGTTGTGACTCGAGAATTATTGTCTGAGAGGTCGGTTTCGAGGATCGTGACTCGTGAGGCGTTGTCAGAGAGGTCGGTCTCGAGGGTTGTGACTCGTGAGGCGTTATCGGAGAGGTCTGTTTCGAGGGTTGTGACTCGGGAATTATTGTCTGAGAGATCGGTCTCGAGGGTTGTGACTCGTGAGGCGTTGTCTGACAGGTCGGTTTCGAGCGTTGTCACCCGGGACGCGTTATCAGAGAGGTCGGTCTCGAGGATTGTGACCCGGGACGCGTTATCGGCTAAGTCCGATTCCAACACGGTCACCCTCGAGGCGTTATCGGAGAGGTCGGTCTCGAGAGTTGTGACTCGTGACGCATTGTCGGTCATGTCCCTCTGGAGCGCCACCGGTTCGTTGCCCACGTAGACGGTGTCTTGCACCGTGATATTACCGGCGACGAGGACGTTACCGTAAGTGACGTCTAACGCGGTCACCGGATGTTCCAAAACTACGGTGTGAATAGTGTTACTGCCATTATCCGTCACGGACTGTAAGTCGGTCACGAGGTTACTGAGCAATCCACCATCGCCGATGAAGGAATTTGCGGTGACCACCCCCGTCGGATAACTGACGTGTACGTTCGAGCCGACATTGAGGCTTCTATCGACGAAAAGGCTACCGACGATCTGTACGTTCATCTCTCGGGTGTCGTCCACACTCAAATTCGTCTCCGAGTGGGCGATGACTAATTTTTCTTCGTTCCCCTTGTACGCCACGATGACATTTGCGTTGGGTCTATTAAATTTTATTCCAATATCAGTGGCACTCACTGCATTGTTATTGGCGAGTTCAATCACCGGATCGTCCACCTTGAGGTCGGTTGTGCTCACGTAGGTCGTGTCACCCTGTACGACGAGGTTACCGGTGACAACGGTGGTGGGTGATTCCAGTGTCAAGGGACCACTCGTGGTGACTTTGGGGGTCGTGACGTTGGCGCTATAAATGCCCGTGTCGGCGAGACTGCGAATCGCAATCAAGTCTCCGTTGTGTTTTCCAAAAATATTTGAACCTATGGAGAGTGCGTACTCGGGAGAGTACGGATTGGTGTTGGCCACACCGAAACCATTCGCGGTGTAGAGCGTACCGAACACGTGGACGTTGAGGTCGCGGGTCTCATCCGGTGTGAGGGTGAGACCGTTCGGGCCATCATCGGTGTGTGCGATGACAAATTCCTCGAGGGTGTTGTTGTAACCGAACGCCACGTTTGATCCGGGTCCACCTGAAATGGCGATCACCCCCGAATCGGTGGCACCCGGGTTACCAATACCGAGGATGGGATCTTGAATAAAAACCGTACTCGACTCGAGATATGTCAAATTACCGTACACTTGGAGGTTCCCATAGATGGATGTGTTCCCGGTAAATTTGTTCCCGTTGACATTGATGTGCGTCCCTGGTGTAAAAATTCTCGTCGCCCACAGGTTGCCTTGCACCTCGAGGGCGTTGGACGTCACCGGTGCGTCGGTGTTCACCCCCACGGTGCCGAGGGTGATGAGGGACGTATCCGTATTGGTGAATTGAATTGTGTTACTCACGGTGTTCCCGAAATCGGACACGTGTTGCAACGTGACGTTGGAGATACCGGCCCCGTCACCGGTGATGATCCCTGTGAAAATGGGATTGTCGATCGGTGCCTTGAGGATTTCCAAACTCGCGACCCTGCTCGCGTTGTCCGCGAGATCGTTCTCGAGCACGGAGACGCGCGCACTGTTCGAGGACGCATACACCTCCAGGGTCGACACGCGACTGTTGTTATCGGCTAAATCAGCCTCCAATGTGGTAGTTCGTGCATTATTGTCTGCGAGGTCATTCTCGAGCACGGTGACTCTGGCCGCGTTATCAGAGGTCGTGGTTTCGAGAACACTGATGCGAGAACTGTTGTCGAGTAAATTACTTTCTAGGTGGGACACCCGGAGAGCGTTCGAGGCGATGTCCGTGGTGTTCACTGAAATTCTATAACTATTGTCTTGGAGTCTGGAGGAGAGCACGGATATCCTCGACGAGTTATCCAACAAATTACTTTCTAGATTTGTGACTCGAATATTATTACTACTCGCATACGTTTCCAAGTTTTCAATCCGAATCACGTTTGCGTAGTGGTACCCGTAGAGCGTGCTCAATCGAAAGGCGTTGTCTTCAGTCTCAAGGCGCAATTGCGTGATTCTGGAACTATTGTCCACGAGGTTACTCTCGAGAATGGACACGCGACCGCTGTTGTCCGCTAAATCATTCTCGAGCACCCCCGTTCTTGAATTATTATCCGAGAGGTCCCGCTCCAACACCTCGATCCTGGCCACGTTACTATCGAAGTTTTGGAGGACGGCGACGTTCGTGAGGTGTTTCCCCTCCCCGTAGAAGGCATCGGCGACGAGGGCGTTCGACACCGTCAAGTCGCCGTAGACGTGCACGTTGAGGAGATTCGAGGACGGTTGTACGTATCTGTCGGTGGCGTTGTTTGAGGTGTACGCGAGGACCAACTCATCTTGATTCTCCCTGTACACGACGCCAACGTTTTCCCCCGGTCTGGTCATCACGAGACCGGCGTCGAACAGGAAGGCTTGATTCGTGTTGTTCGCCCCGACCTCGATGATGGGATCGAAGACTTTGAGGTTCTGGCTTTCCACGAACGTCGTATCCCCGGTGGCCACGAAGTTTCCTTCCACGAGGACGCCCCCCCTCACGACGAGAACATTGGATCCCGTGTCGCTCACCCACAGATTTGAGCCCACGGAGAGGGTGTGTTGCGGATTCACGTTCGCGACGCCCACCGCACCGTACGTGGTGAGTGAATATTCCGTGTTCGTCAGGGTCACAGTCTCGGCGGTGACGTTGCCGTATCCGGTGACGCTCTGTAAATCCTGAAACTGGTGGGATGGGTGCCCGGAGTCTCTGATCTCTTTAGTCTGTGTGTTGTACACGAGGGTGTTTCCGGTGACCGCGTTCGAATAGGTTATGGGGGCGACATAAAACCCCGACGTCGAGACCGCGACGACGTTTTCCGTGGCGTTTAACAGCACGGAGTTGTCCGCCTGATCATCTGGAACGTACCTCCCGAGCCGGATGCGTTGAGATCTCTCGACTGTTGGGAAATTTTTCACCATATGTCCTCTCTACTCTTATTAGAGATTTAATTAGCGTACCTTGGTGCCGCGATTCCATTTTGATAGGTGAGGATTTGGAGGTTTACGGCATATATGGTGTCCCGAATGATCTCACTCTCACTGTGAATTTTGAACGAAGAAATCCTCGAGCAATTCAAACTCCCGGTGGGTTGGAGAAGATTCGTCATCATGCAGAAGGGGTACATGAAAATATCCGGTGACGTCACGGTGGATGTGTGATAGTAGTGGGTGACGTCGAGAAAGTTCGGTCGCGCCCACTTGAAGGGGGAGAGGTCGGTGCCGTTGATTGAAATCTTAATCTTATTGGACACCGATTTCAGGGCACTCGAGAGGGTGTTGGAGGACGCGATGAATTTCACCGGGTGGGAAAAGGTGAGTTCGGAGATGAGTTCGTTGGAGGGAATATTTTTTTGCACTTGGTAAATCAACTGGTGTCTCTCCTTGGTGGCGAGATTGCCCCTCTCCTCGTTGTCGAGGAAATACATCATGCTGTGACACTGCCATTTGTAGTTGTTGGCGTTCGGACCCCACCGCACGCGGAGTTCGACGTCTGAATACGGGAGGGCACACAGGACGATGGCGTTGGAGGGTTGTTCACAGAACCAGAACCGGAGGGGGAAGAAATACGACGCCGTGGAGGACCCCCCGTGGGCACCGCTCGAGGACTTACTGACGTTATTGGCGAACATATCGACGGCGACGTTTTCCATGAAGTCACTGGTTTGTTCGTCGATGACGACGCCGCCGATGACGATCTGGACGCTCTCGATGAGGGACGTCCACGCGTGCGAGGATGAGTCTTGTGCAGAGGAACCGTTATCGATGGTGAAATAGGTGTACCCACAGAGATCTCCCGTCTTGGAGATTGGAACAGTGCTGAGGCCACCGGGGACGATGGCACCCCGGATGTGCTGTTCCTCGACGTTTTGGGAAAAATTACTGTGCTTTCTCCACACTTGGTTGAAGAAAGAGACACCGTCGGAACCATCGGTGACGATCCATTTGTCTTGAATGCCTATGGACACGAGTTGCGTGATACCAACGGACATATTCTAAAGTATACTAGATATTTTGTTTCAGGCAAGTAAAACGGAGGACCAAGAAATTCGCCTCCCCGCTATCCGGTGGCGTCATGGTGTTTCCAGACTCGTTGTACAGGGTGACGGACAGTCGATCGATCTTCCGGATCGGGGTGATGTACTGCGCCCCGCACGGGTAGTTATCCTTGAACACGAACACCCTGTCCGCGGAGGACGCTGGGGTGGCGTCGGACACCAAACTCGCGACCGCCCCCCTGACCTGTGCCTTGGAGGCCTCCACTTGGTCGTCCAACGAACTCACCCCGCGATCGTTGAAATTACTGTTGAGTTCGTCGATGCTCACGAAGCAGTGAAAATCGTTGACGTTGGAGGCGATCCTGGCGGCCAATAATTTAGTCTGGACGACGTTTTTCAGGGGTTGGTGGAGGTACGCCGTGAAGGTGTTGGCGCTCTGACCAACGGAGTCGATCGTGATGGTGTGGAATTCGTAGTTGAGATCCGGAAGATTGATGTCAGATGTGATCTGCGCCATTTATATAGGTCTAGATTAAATTAAGGCGCCACCGATCCCGTCTTCGATTTCGTACGTGGCCTGTTCCCGGACAAGTTGCTGGGCGCCACAGACGCCACCCGGGGTGAGACCCTTGGTGTACGCGCTTCCACCGGGTCGAGAGTGCGGCGTGCACTTGAGGTCGTTCTTGAGGCCGAAGATGGACTTTCCGACGAAATCTCCAGACTGCTTGATGACGATCGGTCGCGGGCTGTATCCGGAGCGCATCACGCTGATGGCGAGGAGGACGGCGATGAGGACGGCGATCCACGTCAGCGCTCGCTTGTTGGTGTTGTTGAACTTCATTATGTAATTGTCCCAGAAAAAAAATGCGTTAAAGGATTTGTTTCTATTTCCCTATAGAACAGTAGATGGACGAAGAGATTTTTCTTGAGCGAGACAATGACACCATTATGAAGCTCGATCCGGAAGAGGAAGATCTGTACAATGAAATCGAAATCGCACCGACGCCTCGGCGAAGGATGCCTCCGCGACCGACGCCGAGGAGTTTCCGCTCTCGTCCCGAACCGGAGGAACACCAGGAAGGCCTCGACGCGTTCATGAATCCCACCAAACAGTCGGCACCCGCGCCCCAAGAGGAACACTACGCGGAGGAGGAGTATCCGGAGGAGGACTACGAGGACTACGAGGACGACGCACCCTCTGGTGGTGGTGGTGGTGGGTGGTCCCAGCCACCGCCGAGGGAACAACCGTCCACGGGGTACAAGACCATCGACGAAGAGAAGGCGGATCTCCTGAACAAGTTGACTCGCCTCGAGAAGAAGGGATTCACCATCAATAAAAAATTGAGCATGTACAGCCCGATTGATGACATCAGGAGTGAGGTGAAGCGGATCACCTACAGCATCGAAGTGGACCAATCCGTGAAGTTCAGTCGTCGCATGCTCATCGCGTGTGTGACGGGTTTAGAGTTCCTCAACAAACGCTATAACCCGGTGGACATTCACCTCGACGGGTGGAGCGAGAGCGTCATGGAGAATGTCGACGATTACGACGGTGTTTTCGAGGAGTTGTATGCGAAATATCGCACCAAGATGCAAGTCGCACCGGAAGTCAAACTCATCATGATGATTTCGGGCAGTGCGATGATGTATCACCTCACCTCGTCCATGTTCAAGAGCGCGCTTCCGAACATGGGACAAGTCATCAAACAAAATCCAGATTTGGTGAAAAATATGATGTCCGCGGTGCAAAACACGGTGTCCAACAACGCCGCGAACGCACAGGCGCCCCCACCGTCCGACGGTTCGTACGAGATGCAAGGTCCGGGTGTGGATTTGAGTTCCCTCATGGGGAACATCATGATGCCACCGCCACCGCCGATGAGCACGAGTGCGCCCCAGCAGCCGGTGTACAACCCTCAACCCGAGATCGAGGACGACGTGTCCGACATCGTCTCCGAAAAGGGGGGTGGCGAGGACGACGAGGACGAGGTCAAGGACATCGAGGTCAAACCGGTGACGAGAAAGAAGAGGGGAGGGTCCAGGAAGAAGAAGACTGAAATAAATTTGTAAACGTAATATATGATTGGTTTCGCCCCCCTGGACGAGGAGGAACCCAGGCGGGTGGCGCCTCGACAGCCACCGCCTCGGGTCATTCGTAAAAGCGTTCCGGTGCAAACTCAACCATCCCAGACTGAACAAACGGAGTGCAACATGGCAGTTCTGTTTTTCATCGTGGGTGTGGTGGTGTTAGCGCTCTCGGACACTATGTGATCTACTCTTTTCCACTCCACCATCCTGGAGTGAAAATTAGTAATTGAAGGTTTGGATCGTTTTCGTCGACACGCGATCGTACTGCACGGCGAGGAGTTTACCGGCGGAATGACTCGAGATGACTTTTACATAGACGTCGTAATAATAGGACCTCTGCACAGCACCCTGCACCCCCGCGGTGAGGGGTTTGAGGTACACGAAATTACCACTCGAGGTGGCGTCCGTGCTCACGTCCGAACTCCACGGTTCGGTGTTATCCCTGTTGCCGAATAGATTCTTGGTGCCGAGGACGGGGGCGTACGAGGCCGTCGTCGCCGTGGTGTTCCCACCGGATATCTCCATCACCATCGTGCTCACCCGGTTGTCGTTACTCGCCTCTCTCAGCACAGCCTTGACCTTTGCGTAGAAATGACCTTTGTCGAATTTTAAAATGATATCACGCGCACTCGAACTCGCCAAAAAGAAACTCGTCGAGTACGACTTGCGCGCGACGTTGTCCGAGTTCAGGATGCACCCACCCTCGACGTGCAGGGCCGTGGCCGGTGAGGCGATACCGATACCGAGACCGGCCTGGGAGCCGAACTCGATCGTCCCGTCGAACTGAATGTTTGAACTCACCCGGAGGTTTCCCTTGACAAAAACATTCGACGTGTCCGTCACCGGATGGATGTAGACGTCCCCGTTGGTGCCACACTCGATGTTTGAGGTGCCCCCGCTCGAGGTCAACTCCACGACGGTGTTACTCGACGTTTGTTGAAAGCGAGGCGTCACGTCGTACACGTGGAATCCCGTCGAGGGTGCGTCCGTGTTCACACCGACCCGGTCGTCGCTCGTGAGGTACACGACCTCGGATTCGGTGCCGTTGTGGGTCGTTCCCAAAATGAGTCCCGAACGAGAATTCGTCACGTCCTTGAACCCGCGCACGAGGGCGCCGTAATCGTCGTCGTTCACGATTTGAATACCAGTCTTCGACGTCCCCGTGACACTCGCCGCCGATTCCACCTTGAGGACGTCCACACTCGTGAGTCCGCTGTAACAGTGCACGTTCGCACTGGGCACGGTGCCTATGCCAACTAGACCAGACTGCGTGATGCGCATCCTCTCATCAGAATTCCCGGTGTCTGCACCGGTTGGCGTCGTCTTGAAGACGAGTTCGTATCCACCCTCCACGCTGTTGATGATGTTTTGCGTCTGCACGTCATCGGAGAGCATGTGCATGTAGGTTGTGGAAATTTGACTGTTCCTGTCACTGTACGGGCGCACGAGTAATTCACCAGCCATGAAAAAGGTGGTGTAGTCCCCGGCGTTCGCTTCGTCCCCGACCCCTTGGTGCAGGAGCACGCGACCCTTATTTTGACCCAAACCGGAAATAGTCAACACGGGCACGGATTCGAACGTCCCCCCATTCGTCCCGGCATCGTCGACGTCATCCAAAATGTCTTGGAAAACGTCGTCGTCCACCTCCCCCCGGTACACTTGAAACATGTGACGACCGGCCACGTGTCTGATGTGATCGGGGCCACCGGAGGCGAAATCGTTGCCCTTGAAGAACAGGAGTTCACTCCTTCCCGAATTCGTGTACTCCCTCTCCTCGAGGAACGTGTGCTCGAAGCTGTAGGTGCCGTTCTTTTTGTCATCGTCGGACGATCCGGCTTGGAACTCCAACCCCTTGAAGGAAAATTTATTTCCTATCCGGAGGTCGCCATCCACAGTCAACGCCGCCACCGCGTCGTCTGTGCCTATGCCAACATTCGACGTGTCCCCGTCGATGAAGAACGCCGTGGCCTCGACGTTGGACACGCTCGTGACGTTGGACGTGATTCGGAAATGTTTCTGGGCGTTGTTTCTATTGTCCACCCCCACGGACCAACCGAAATAGTTCGGACTCACGGCCGCGTTGTAAATCGCATAGGACGTGAAAGCGTCCCCGTACGTCGCACCGGTTTGAGCCGTTTGTACCGTGATTATGGAATCCTCCCCCTCCACACTGTTCTTCACGAGGACACCGTTTCCGGTGATGTTTTGGGTTCCCGTCGATTTCACCTCGAGGGGGGCCGAGGGCGTCTCCGTGCCCACGCCCACCCTCCCGTCCGACCGCAGGGTCAGCACCCGCACGGCGTCGTAGGACGCGTGTGCGAGGTCGAAATCTAATTTCGTCCTCGAGTTCACCCCCGTGGCGTACTTTGAGAGTTTTAAATCCACCCTCTGCCCATGTTCCGATGCCGACGATTTCCCCTCCCGGCACAGTTGCACCACGGGGAGGGCGACGGTGTCGGTGACGTGCGTGGACGTCGCCACGAGGGGGGCGGTGTGGGTGAAACTCCCCCTCTGCGCGACTTGTTTGTTGATGTACACCGGAGAGGTGGTGCCCCCGTTGGTTTGGAGGATCCCCTCCGGTTGGGTCGTACCCACGCCGACCCTCCCCGAGTCCTTGATCGTCATGGCCGGTGTTCCCAAACCGGAGGCGCTCGTGACGGTCACGTTGAGGCCCTCCCCAGCCTTCACTCTGCTTTGGAGGTGTGTCTTCCCACCGGTGACGGTGGTGTCGGCGTACAGGCGCATGGAGACGTTACTCTCGGAGAAGGCGTTCCCGAAAATTCCAGCGTTCGTCCCAGTGACTTGAATGTTTCCACCCACCGTGAGGGCTTGGGTCGGGGCGACGTTGGCGATACCGACGAAGCCGTTGTTAGAGACGCGCATCTTCTCGGCGTTGTTCGTTTTGAACACGATGTTGCTGTCCGCCGAGTTGGTTCCCCTGATTTCGATGGCACTCACCTTGGACGCGTTCGGCCCGGACTTGAGGACGAGACCGGAATACGCGCTGTCCGTTCCCGCGTCGTTGGCGTGCACCACCAACTGTCCGGTGCTCTTGATGAATCTGTCTGAATTGTCGTCAACGTCCACGGTTCCACCGATCCGGATGTTCCCCTCGACGTGCAATTTTTCATCGGGGGTGAGCCGTCCCACCGCGACGTTGGACGTGGCGATGAGATTCGTCGACACCGTGTTTCCGTGCACGACGAGCACGTTCCCCATGTGGGGCGTCGCGTGCGCGTGGAGGGTCGTTCCGATGCACAGACTGTGTTCGAGGGCTGGATTCGTGTTGGCGATGATCACCCTCTCCGAGGTGTACAAATTGGAAAATTGAGCGTTACCGGTGACTTCGAGGACGGTCGCCGCGTCGTCGTCGATCGTGACGTTGGAGCCGAGAAGGATTTGTTCACCCACGGAGATGTAGTTTGCGTAAATATTTCCCGATGTGTGGAGAACGTTACTCCCGGTGTCCTCCATGAACAAATTCGACCCGAGGCTAAATTGGTGGTGTGGGGTGGTGTTCCCCACGGACACGTTGGAGTCGACGAAGACTTTCCCCAACACGTGCACGTTGACCTCCTCGGCGGTGGGGGTGATGTCGACGAAATTCGGGGCCGCTTGGGTCCTCCCCACGACAAATTCCGCGGGGGTGGTCACGTCGTGGAGAAATCCTATGAAGGCGTTCGATTCGTTGTATTGGTGAAACAAGATGGCGGTGTCGGTGGACGCGGTCGCCCCGACCCCCATCTGAATCACCGGGGACTCCACCGCTAAGTTCGTGGGTTGTGTGTACGTGGCGAAATCCGACACCTCGAGGTTTCCCGTAACTTTGAGATTTCCTGTAATCTCGACGATTGAGTTGGTCATCTTGACGTTTCCGGTGAGATCGAGGACGGTCGCCGCGGTATCGTTCAGTAAAATGTTCGAACCGAACGACAGACCGTCGATGGCGGTCACCTTTGACGCTAAGAGATTACCATTTACGACCAGGAGGTCGTTACTCGTCGTGTCGACGACGATGTTTGCACTTTCGTTACCTATGATGGCGCTACGCGCCGTGAGGGCGCCCATGGCGATACCACCATCGACGGTGATGGCGTTCGTTGGATTGTCGACGTCGACGAAGAAAACTCTCTGACCATTCGAATCGAGAATATCGAGGGCGTACTGGGGCGCTTGATTGTTGATACCAATCTGTGTTGCGAAGAGGGCGTCGTGGAGGAGGACTTTCTTCTGGACCTCGAGACAGACGCCATCCGAACGTAAATCATCCATGAACAAATTCGACCCCATCTGGAAATTGTGGCTTGGGTTCAACGCCCCCGCCAAACCGATGTTCGACGTGAACACATTACTGGCCTCTAAGTCTCCGGTGAAAATGTTCTCGATTGTTCGAGTTTCATTTTCAACGTCCAGGGGATCGACCTTCGCCAAATACAATTGGTCGAAGCGCCCTGTGTTACCTATAATCGGCATCCTACATTACAATAAGAAAATTACTATCCCGAGAATTTTAATCCCGCTAACCCCCCCTCAACGTGTAAAACGTTCCACGAGAGGGCGAACACCTTGAGATCGTTATCATTCGGACCGACGGTAATCCCGGCGGCCGCGATGGCAGCCGCGTCGTACCTCTCGTCCCCGAGTTCCACACCGGTGAGATCGAGTCTCACTGAATCAAGCCTCGAAAAATTCACCGAACCGGAGGGCATGTACTTAGTGGGGTGGGTGCAGAAATGATACCCATAGTATCGGGTGTAGAACGGCACTGAATCGGCCTCGCTGTATTCGATGTTGATCGTGGGGGCGTTGTAAAAGTTTTGAACCACATTAAAATACAGGGGTGACATCTGTTCGAACAGGGGCACACCGTTCAGTTGCAGACTTGCGTCGCGAAAGGTGAACCGGTCGTTCACGGAGTCCGGTTGGAGGGCCCGCACTCCCCAGAAAATCGAGCGCACTGGGTGGTTGAACTGACTTATGTCAATCTTGTTGTCCCCACCGGTTTCCGTGGCGTTGCTCGAGACGTAGTCGATGGGGGAGTGAACGAGGTGTTGGAGTTGGGACACGACGAGGTCCAGGGGGCGTGACATGATGTCGGTCCTTTCCGGGGTGTCGAGATACACGAAATTCGCGTAGCATTTGATGTTCTTTTGGGCACTCGTGAGACTGGAGACGTTTCCGAGGGTGATTTTAATTTCAACCTCGTGATAGGCGAGGGCGCAGAGGGGGAGGGATCCACCGTCACAGAAAAAAAAGTGGAGGGGCACGAATCCTTGGATACTCTGCGACGTCTTGTTGTTGATGAGGGTGGATTTCGTGTACGAATCGGCGAGATAGTTTGTCCAGATGTCGGAGAGGAATTCATACGGGTGGGAGTCCACCTTGACGCCACCGATGTAGAGATCGATCGTGCTCCCGACAAAAAACTTCGTGGCACACTGTGGACCTTCGAACCAGACCGCGTTCACGAGGTCACCCCAGTGTGGGATGACGATGGTGGTGTCCGTGTCCGTCACGCTCTTGATGAGTTTGGGGGCTTGTGAAAAGTTGGTGTGTCGCGTAAATTTTTTCCTGAACAGACTCGACCCTAACTCGTCGGTGTTCAGATAGGTGTCCTGAATTCCCTTCGAGATCAAACTGATCGTGGATCCACCGGAAGACATCCTCCTTATTACAATAGAGTCTACAATTAAATTTCGAAAGAAAACCCTTTCACCATGGGCTCGTCGTGGTCCACCGGTTCGGGAACTTTCCCGTGAATCTTAAATCCACCGGCTCTGTACACTTTCAACCTCTTGTAATACATGGCTGTGAAAATACTCCAATCATCCCTCACGTCGTATATGTGTGGGTTGTTTTGCTTCCCGGCCGTCTCTCGCATCACCCTCCCGATAGACTGGACGATGTCGCTCTTGGGGCTCGCGAGGAGAACGGTGTCGAGGGCGGGAATATCTAACCCCTCGTGGGCTTGGGAGAAGGTGGCGAAAATAATCTTCTTGGTTGAACTTTCCTCCAAATCTTTTTGTTTCATCCCCCCCATGTACAGTCCCGAACAACTTTTGAACACCTGGTGTAACATCTCACAGTGTTGACGCCTCTCACTCAACACGAGGAGTCTCCGGGTACCCGCGCTCGCTTTTTTTATGAGTCCACACAACATTTGGTTCCTGTCCCTGAGTTCGACCAGTTGGGTCACCATGTTCGGGAGACTAATCTTCCCGTTCCTCATGCACGGGGGTGGATCCCGGAACATTTGGTGTTCGTACGTCACCGGAAACACCTCCACGTCTCGATTATTTTTTCTCTCCACGCTGAAGAATGTTTTCCCCATGAACCAGTGAAGAACTTTCGTGAGACCATCCTTCCTCTCCGGTGTGGCGCTGAGGCCGAATATGTGTTTCGGACACATTTTGAACAGAGACTGGGAGAACACTTTGGCACAGATGTGATGCGCCTCGTCGACGATGACCGTCCCCACGCTGTCGAAATCCTTGAAGTCGTACTCCTTGAGCGAAAGACTTTGAAGCATCGCGATGATGAAATCACACCCCTCCACCTCCAACTTTTTTTGTTGTATCCTCCCGATTTTAGCACCGGGGCAGAAGAAGTGTATTCTCTCCTCCCACTGATTCGCGAGGAACTCCTTGTGAACGATAATCATGGTTCTGTACCCGAGGCGACACGCGATCGCCAGGGCCACCGTGGTTTTCCCATACCCACACGGAAGCGACAAAACTCCGTGACCCGCCTCGACAGCCTTCGCAAGTGCTGTGTTCTGGTGGGTGCTGTCTCGGAGGGTCCCGGTGAAGGTGACGTGCATCTTGACCGGTTCGGGTCTCTTGTCGTGCGGAGGTTCTCCAAATCGATCAATTCCGTAGTATCTTGGAACGCAGATTCCAGTCTTCGTTGCTCTGTATACTTTAAAAGGCGGTGGAGGAAAACCAAACTCCCCATTGACTATTGGCCTGACAGTGAGTTCTTTTTTAATTTCACCGATTTGTGGACACTTGTCGACGATGTATCCCGATCGACACAACATCTTCCTAACTATTCCACGGGTGCATCCTTTATTAGACTTAAAAGATCGGAGCGTTGAACCTGTATAGCACACAGGATGCAGAAGGTTTCTATCGAGGAAAACATCAAGGCCAACCTGGATCAAATAGCTCAAATGAGCCAGGAGGTGTTGCGCTACGAGGGTCAACTCCAGTTGTTGCAAAGTCTCCGGAAGGTGGGCGTCGAAACCCTGGAGATCGACGAAGAAAAACTCAAAGAGAAGGATTACGTCGTTCCCAAGAGATCCGTGGATGAAAACATCGAGGAAACCATCGGACGTATCGAACGTATCACCAAGGAGATTCTCCGGCTCGAGGGATCGGTGCGGTTTTTGAGAAACATCCACGACGGTGGCGTCAACGAGGTCGAGGTTGACGAAGAAAAAGTTAAAGATAAAGAACAAACTGAATAATTTTGTAACGCGAATGAAAGTTTTATCAATCGACATCGGATATCACAATATGGGTATCGTTCTCGCCGAGTGCCCCCTCAAGGGCGACGGGGTCACGGTCGATTTCGTGAAGAGAGTCAGCCTCGAGGATTATAAATACATAGCGCCCACGAATGAGATCGCGGACCTCGTGCCCCTGTTTGTGAACGATTACCAATCCACCTTTGACGCCGCGGAAAAAATTCTCATCGAGAGACAACCCCCGGGGGGATTCACGAACATTCAGACTTTGCTCCACTACATGTTTCGCGACAAGGTTATCCTCGTGTCACCGACGAGTCTTCACACACACTTTGGTATGCGCCATCTCGATTACGAGGGACGCAAGCAGAGGACAGAGTCCATCGCTTCTCGTTACATCACGTGGGACATACCAGAGGGTGAGAGGAGACACGACATCTCGGACGCGTTATGTATGATTTTGTATTTCAATTTTAGGGCTGGCGTGCACATTTTCGATCGTTACCGGTTCGGTCGATGATGTCGTAGTGGATGGAGAGGAGATCCCTGGCGTCGCGCATCTGTTTCCGCACGCTCCGCCACCTTTGCTCGTAATCGTAGTAGCACCCGAGTTGTTTCATCCGCGTCCGGAGCGAGCACAGATCGTCCACGTGCTCTCTGTACGCGATCCGGAGGGTCCCCTGTTTGATTTCCACAGGCGTGACGTCGTCGAGGATGTCTTTTCCGAATTGTTTGTATCCGAGGGTGGTCACGCACCCCCTGAACCATTTTTTCTCGAGGCGTCGAATTTCTTTGTCACAATCATCCTCGTCGTACCACGCGAAAGATTTCATATTGTGTAATTATTGACAATCCTCTATAAGTTGTTTCAAAAGCAACACGATTCGTCGGTGTTTGAGGGATTCGATCGTCGCGGGTGCGTCGACGAACCGGAGAATCCTGTCGTTATCGTCCGGTTCTTTCCTCGAGCGTCTCTTCTCCTTCGTGCGGACGTAATCGGCGACGCAGTAGATGATCCCATCGAGGAACTCCTCCCGGGCCATCTCGAACCACGAGTTTTTCACACACCCCCACGTCCGCGGATCGTCGTCCACGCGCACGCCGTGGCCGTATTTGGCGCGTCCCATTTCGAGGCGGTCCCTCAGTTGTTGGATGACAGACATGTGTACGTGCACGCGATGTAATAGACGTCCTTGAATCCGAGGGACGAGAGTTGCTTGGCGGCGTATCGAGCGCGTTGACCCGTGTTGCAGTACACGAGAAGACCGCGCGGTGGAAGCGTCGTCGTGGTTTCCCTGGAGATTTGATTCACGGGGATGTGGATGGCACCCGGGTAATGTCCGTTGGAGTACTCCACGGACGTGCGCACGTCGACGACTGCGGTGATCTCCCCGGTGGCGATCTTAGATCTCGCCTGCTGGGCACTCAAGAGTTGACTCCCGGTGAAAGTGTATAACAGGAGGAGAGCGACCACCACTGAAATAATTTTGATTATGCCCTTCATTTTATATCTAACATATATTAATGTTCTGGCTATTGATCATAACTTTATCAATCTTAGTCGTGTACTACTACCACCTGTCCGGTGTGAGATACAATCAGATATGCGAGGAGGGTATGGGTGTGGAACTCAAACTCAAGGGACACCTCTCGGACAAGGAGATGATGAAGGCGTGGGTTCGGGAACATCTTCCCCAACACGCCCACCTCCTGCCGCGCACGCACTACAAGACGAAGGATGTGAGGGATTTGGAAAAATATCTGGGAAGCGACGAGTGCCCGAACCGGTACGTCCTCAAGAACACCCACGGATCCAGAATGAACATCGTCGTGAACGATAAGAGGGTGGTGGAACCCCACAAGATCAAGGGACGCGCGAGGAAATTCCTCGCCACGAAATTTCACCAAACCGGAAACGAGCACAGGAGGCGCCAGCTCCACTACGAATACAACGACCCCCACATCATCATCGAGGAGCACTTGGGAGACGTGCGGGACTTGAAATTTCACATGGTCGACGGGAAGTTGGTGTTCCTCCAGGAGTTTTACCGGGGAGTGGAGACCGTCAAGTATTCGGAGGACGCGCCGAGGGAGTTGGTGGGGGTCTCCGGTGACGTGTACAAAAAAATAAATGAACTTGCCAAGAGTCCCATCCGGTTAGTCCGCGTGGACTTTTTCGAGAGTGACGGACACTACTACCTGGGTGAAATCACGTTCTCCCCGGCGATGTGTAAGAAGGAGAGACCGTATCTGTTCGGACGTATTTAAAGAGAGCATACCTCCGTTTGCTGAATTGGTGAAATTAAGTTACAAGACGTTTAAATACCTGGATTGGGAAAACTACGTTGCTTTGCCTTGAATCCTCTGCACGTTAGGGTCGTCGCCTATGACAAACTTATAGACGCGAGAACGTCCTATTTCTTCCG